ACGCTTGGTGGTAGTCATCAGCACGCCATCAATGGTCAGTGCGGCTTTGGTCCCATTGTTAGTAAGCGTAGCATTTACGCCTACTCCCGCACCTCCGGGCTGGTTGTACAAGGCATTTAGGTTACCGGCAGTGCTTGGAGACTCTACATAGACCGGAGCGTGGTATGTAATGCCCTGCGCTGCAACTGTGTCCACGTATGTTTTATTGGCAATGTCCGTACCAGCGCCGGGTTGAGTAGAGATTGTGCCGGTAGTCAGCGCAATTGAATTTGCTGTGATTGCGTTAAACGTACTCTGTACTGGGTAGCTGCCTGCCGAGTCGAGGTACACACTGCGCTCTGCGGGGTACGTGACAAACACATCTTTGGTGCCCATGGTAAAACTGACGAGCGTACCGCCCGAGCTAGACTCCAGCACAGTATCCCGAGACAGCGTATAGACCCCACCGCCGGTATCTGTAACGGTACCGATACCCACTTCCCAGTCCGCACCCGACTGATCTGCAATTGTGTAGTACGTAGTATTGCCGGTGCCAATAGCACTAAAACTTTGGTATCCGGTGGCCGCAGTGCCTAGCGTAGCAGTGCCTGTTCCTATGATGGTGGAAGAAACTTTTACTCGATCTTTTACGACGATAGCCATGTGCGCCTCTTACATTTCTGTGTTTATAGTAGTCCAGCTTGTAGGAACCGCATCACTACTGATTACGTTCCAGCCGGGGGTCTGATCGGTATTGATGTTGCCCCAATTAGCCAACTGAAAATCGTCAATTAACTCCCACAAGAACCGAGCAAGGAGGCTATCGGCAGCGTTTGCGCTGTCCACGATGGTAGCAAAAAAGACCGCATTTGCCAAGGCCGTATCGGAGGCAGTCGCGGCCTCGTTAAGAGTTACGTTAAACACCGACGGCGCCACCAACGTGCTATCCAAAGCAGTCACGATCTCCACGATAAATGCAGCAAATACACCCCGTGCACTGTACGTATCGGAGGCAGTGACGGTCTCCGACACTATTCCATTCAGTACACCTATCGCAGTGAACGTTTCGGACGCGGTGCTCAACTCTGTAACAGAAGAAACAAACGTCGCGGCTGCCGCCTCCGTATCAGACGCAGTAATCGTATCCTGCATAGTTGAGATGAAGGTCGCTACGGCGCTCATGGACTCTGTAACAGTTGCGCCTTCGGGGGTTTCGCCTACAAAGGTAACTGCTACTTGAACGCTATCTGATGAAGCTGCAGTTTCACTGATGCTAGGGGTAAATATCGCGTAGGCCAAGACGGTATCTGCAGCCGTAGACAACTCCGTAACATCAGCCACAAAAAGCGATGCGGCTACCAATGCGCTATCGGATACCATTGCGGTATCGAAGAAGGCTGCAGGGAATACCGCGTACCCCTCTATCACGTCCGAGGCTACTGCAGACTCATCCACAGCCGCATCATAGGCAATGCCTGCTACCCCGGCAGCCCCAAACGGGGCCGCAGCAAAGGATGCGAACCCGAACATGGTGAGTTACCTATTACGCTGCGTCGAGGCTGAACGTGTAGGTGATGTTCAGCGTATCGCCAGAGACGACGGTGCGATCTCCGGGGGATTGGAAGTCCGCTTCTGAAAACAACACGCCAGCAGTTCCGCTTGCTACTGTACAAAGGAACGCGCCAGCTACAACACCGCCGGAGCTTGTGATAGTAAATGAAGCGGGAGAGGCACTATTGCTGATTACCGATGGGTCTGCAGTGGTCGCTGTACCGAATACGGCTGCTTTACGTGAACCCGAGTAGTTAACGAACTCTGTCCAAGCGTGTGATGCCAGCGTGTCTGCTGCAGCATAGGTTGTGCCAGAGCCGGGGCCAGTAACCAGACCTACGAAGAACGCTGCGGAGTACGAAACACCCTTGAAGTACTGGGTATTCATGTTCTGGAGGCCCTCATTCACAACTAGGTTGTGCGTGGTATCTTCCCACTTGAGTACGCCGTCTTTATCAAAGCACTGGATGCGGTATACACCGCCACCTTTAGCAGACTCACTTGCGTTTGTGCGAGCTACAAGCCCGGCAGTTACGGTGTCGGTGGACTGTGCGTGTTCGGGTTTGAGACTCATGGTCTATCCTTAAGGTAAGCGGATTAACGCTGATGTAGATGTGTTGGCGGGCATAGTAACTGTGAGTGTGGTCGTAGACGTTTTATCCGCCCCGAAGTCAAGCACTGCCACTGCCTTGTTGCTCTTGCTGGCATTGTAAATCAAGGCCCCACGAGTTGTCACGGATGCACTGAATACGGCTGAATCGAAGTCCACAAACGCCGTTGTACCGGAAACCGTCACGGTTGAGCCCGTAAGCGCAATACCGCCAGCAACGTAGCCAGCACCTGTAACTTCGCCGGTAACGGTGTACACCGTAGTGTCCGCACCCAGATTCGCAGCGGCTGTGTACAGCGCAATCTTGAACGTGTCCGTTGAGAAATCATGCACTGCAAGGAGCAATTGCTGTTTGAACGAGGTTGTTAGAGTCTGCGCAATCATGTGACCGCCTGACGATATTGACCACTACGATACGCATCCTGACGTTCCAGACCATCACCCAGACGTTTAGCCAGACCAAGCGCTTCTTTGTACTTACCGTCGTACAGAGCCATCATGTCGGCTTCACCTTTTAGGTACGTATAGGCTTCAACCAGTGAGCCATATAGCAGCACAGTGTCAAAGTTATCGCCCAGCCATGTAGTCAGCGCGGTTGTGATTGACTCTGGGTAGTAGAAGTAGTGCAGTTCTACGCTATATGCGTTGTTCGGTGTCGGGCCAAGTATGAACGTAAGCTCATTGGTGATTGTTGGGGAGCCGCCACTTGTTGTAGCGGGGCCAAACAGAGCGTAGTACTTAGGTGCGCCGGTAGTCGTTGGGTTCGGATATGCTTCGCGGATGAAGTTCACATCTTTGTTCAGCAGATACGTGTAATCCCCAGTAACAGGGTCAATAGCTGCCATAGAGTACGTTGAGAGGTAATCCACGGGGCACGACAAGTACTTATTGCTAGTAGTCGTTATACCGGTCACGTTCTTACGCAACGATGGAAACTGCACCGTGTTATAGATGCGCTGCTCCGCCTGCTGGATGATTGTGTTAATCACGTCCGTAGGGAACGTATTCTCCGTGTAGTTGGAGATCGCAGTGACAAGAGCAGCGTAGTCCATGATTACGCCATCGGGCCACGAGCCATCGTGCCTTTAGTTGCTGCGCCATTACCGCGTGTTACTTGGCCGGATGTCTTAGGCTCAGTGTACGCACGGTTGGAGATGCTGCCCACGGACATATGTAGGTCATTGGTAGTCAGGCGATTACCGCCATCGTAACCATTTTCCTTGAGGTCAACTTTGCCACCAGACATAGTGTGGGGCTTAGCGTATACAGAAGCTGGACCAACTTCCTTGCCGCCTTTTTTCATAGTGAATGCCATGATTAACCTCGTTTCTGGTTAGCTACTTTAGCGAGGCCGCGACCCAACTTCATCATCTCTTCATTGGTCTTGCCGCCTTTGCTGCCTTTACCACCTTTTTGGATACCAACGGATGGGCCACTATCACCATAGTTTTTACCCACTGTTTTGCCCTTAGAGGCGATACCATCTGCTGATTGGGTGAATGCCATGATTGGCTCCTTAGATAATAACTGTTACTGTACCAAGTTCTGCTAAAGAAGCCAAGTAATTCGGCGTAAGTGCAGCATCAAATTGACTGGCTCCACCTACTGGATTCCAGCCCCATTGTATCTCCCTAGAGCCTTCAGAGGGATTCCCTAAGCTGTTTAGGCCAGACGTTACATACGTTTGGTCATGCCTTGGATTCCGTACTGCCTGTGGGTCATCCACAGGGAACATACCTAGTTGCAACTGAGGCTGATCGGGGTCCCAGCATTCTGGGCAAACCAAGAGGTTAAACGTCTTAAGTTTGATGATCTCTTGCTTCAGTTGCTTTAGCTTGTACCGCTGCCCGCAGCGATCACATTCCGCAATACTGTTCTTGCCGGAAGCAAACCTATTGCCCATGGCTTATCCAATAAACTGTTGGCGAGGCACGAATCGTACCGCCGCCTTTTCACGATCTTCTTCAGAAGCCAACTGCCAAGCCTCATCATATTGGGCTTTCAACACTGGTAAACGCTCAGCGCCAGTCGGCACCTTCATAGCGAGGTAGTAAGCAAGGCCAGCAACCATGGCGGGTATAAACCGAAATGGTACATCCATCGTATTTACGCCCGTGCCAGCATCGTCAATTCGTTTCAAACGCCAGTACACCAGTGTGTAGGTCTGCACGTTATCTGGGATGGGCCACACAGTTACCTGTGGGATTTCCTGCCTACGATCAATGTAAATCTGGATCGGGCGAGCTTGTTGCAGCTTATTCGGAATCGTAGCGTAGGTAGAAACACTAATGCGGGTAATCGTTAAATCTGCTTGCGTAGAAGCACTACCAGCCCCAGTACGAATCACATGCTCCAATAAATCTACAGTGTCGGCTGGCAAGTCATAAGTGCCGGTGCCGGGAGTCAAGACAATCGAGCCCTGCTCAAACGTCCACATGTTCAAACCACGATTCGCCCAGTCGGCGAACATAAGATTCAGTGAACGGCGGGCTGTCTTAAGGTCGTAACCAGTGCGCAGCTCCCCACCGCATCGCTCAAACGCTTCCTCAACTAGCTCGACGAGGTCGAGGTTAAATGCAGTGGTGCCGGAAGTTGCCATTATCTAAACCCTGCTGTTTTCTTTGCTATACGTTTAGGTTGCGCCACAAATTGCTTGCCTGCTGCTTTACCGGCCCGTTTGGCCTTTGTGGTAGAAGCGTATTCGGACGGGCTTAGTGATTGTATGGCTTTCTCGGGCAAGTAACGCTCCCCAGTTTTGCTCGACGGCTTTCCGCTTTTGGTGCGCCATTTCTGGTCACCCCAATCTTTGAGGGATTGCTGCGGTGCTTTCACTTTAATCCTTGTACCCGCCGCCAGCGGCTTTGTACTTCTTAGCCACAAGCTGCGCTTTACGGGCTGACCATTGTCCTGCGCCAGTACCCTGAGTTGCGGCAGCTTTTACTTGGCTTACGATGCGTTTGCGTACATCAGGCTTCGTGTAGTTGCCAGCCGCATTGACTTTGCCACCTTCGGCGTATTGAGTGAAGTCGGTGTTATCCCGGCGAGCTGTCTGCTTACCCTTGGGCATTTTAGAGGGGGAGATGGCCCCCATCCCTCGACTCGCCATCATTTAGCACATCCGACCACGGGTTTTACCCTTGGCAGCAATACCGTCGGCACGGCGAGAAGCGGAGACAGAGCCACCGTTAGCGTAGCCTCGGCTAGGCGCATAGTTTTGGCGAGGCTCAAAGCCTCTTGACATTCTGGCGTTTATCTCTCTTGGGTTGGACATTTCCTTGGAGATTGCCTTTGCAGGTGACCTAGCTGGGGCTTTAGCTTCTGGAGCAGCTTCGCGCACGCCCTTAACGCTCTTGTCAGCTTCACGCATACGAGCCACGATGCCCGGACGTTTGGTGTCGGCAAATGGCTTATTAGCTGCATTCAGCGCATCTTGCATACCTGCGCGACTAGGGGCACTAGCTTCACTCCGACGAGTCAGCCCTTGCTGCTTGTTCAGGTAGTCCCGCAGGCTCAAACCGGACTTCGCCAGCTCTTCCTTGGTGACCATCTTGGGAGCTGCCTTGGGGGCAGTGGCTTTAGCAGATGGCAGGTCATCTTGACCACCTGTGTAGTCTGTGGTGTCTTCGGTATCAATACCATCAGATTCACCGCCGTTGTTCATCTTACGCATTTTTGGCTTATTCATGATTATTTCCTTTAGGTTAGCAGGCTTTGCCGCCCTTGTTCATCTTAGGCATCATGGCTTTAGTCTTGCCACGCTGAGCGATACCGTTAGCCGAGGCGCGGAAGGAACCTGTGGAACCACCTGCTTTAAGACCCGCATGTGCTTTGGAAGCGGGCTTAGCTGCATGTTTAGCTAGTGCTGCTGGCATGTCGCCTTTAGCGCCGTCTTTTTTCTTTGCCATCATTGCCATAAAACCGGGGTTCATTTTTGTAGCCATGGTAGAGCCACCTTTCTTGAAAAGTTCGTTTGCGCCTTGGTTTGTCTTCGGGCTGTTTACCTTCTGCAAGTCAGCCCTAGAGCCAGACTTAGGTAACTTCAGCTTCTTGTCCGCTGCTGTGAATTCTTTACCCACAGATTGCGGTACTCCTGCTTTCTTGGCAAAGGCAGGGTTATTAGCCACTGCTGCCATGAATTTGTGCTGTTTTTTGCTAGTGCTAGGCATTATTTATTTCCCCGAGTACCAGTACGCAAGTTTTACCAAAAGTGCAGTGGCTGCACCACTTGCGCCCCCCACCAACATTAGTACCTTCCAGCCGCCCTTAGCTTCCGACAGTGTATGGTCGATGGCTGTCAGCGTAACTTGCATGGCCTTCATACTCTCCAACATCTTGTCCATGTCGTCTTGCAGATGTTTGATGTCTGCGGCATGAGTAGCCAGCTCGCGGGCTGTGTGAATTGCGTCGTCCATGTTCAGCACTTCCATCTAGCTAGTGACGCAGCTTTGCGTGTCGGTTGACCTTTTTCATCCTTCATCGGGCCGGGCATACCGGACATCCGAGCGCAGAATGAAGCCTTCCGTGGGCCACCCTTGGGTTGGGGTGCTTTCAGGTTGCTGCCCGTGGCTGCATTGTATTTAGCGCGGCCTTTAGCTGTGAGTCCAGCCCCCTTAGAGACCGGGAGCTTTTCGCCACGACCGACTGCAAGGGAGGGAGTTTTCTTAGCCATAAAACACTGTTAACTCAGAAATACCAACGTAAAAAATGCCGTTATAAGCAAGAACGCCTTCGCCGGGAATAATCAACATGCCTTGCGTAAGCGCTGAAATGGCGACTTCAATGTACGCTCGCGTGTAAATAGTCACGTTACCGGAGTTGGTGCCAGTAAGCGGTGTAGATACCGTAAACGTGTTGAGATCAGGTGTTGTAGTCACCGCAAAGCCGCCGCTTCCGCCAGAGCCGCTGGTAAGCGCCAAAGCAACACGCTGTCCAGCTACTAGGCCATGATTGGCTGATGTAACTGTAATAACTGTGGTTGTTTGGCTGTATGTACCAGTGAATGCGGTACTTGTGTCAACAAAAACTGGGTTTGGGTTCGTAGCAACGGTAGAAGAGACCCACGCCCCCTTAATACGATAGCGACTATCTGTAACCGCGCCGGGTGCTGTTACAAATTTAGAAAGAACGTCTGTTTGCATAGGCATAACTAATCTCCTGTAAAACGGGGGCCGGAGCCCCCAAGACTAATTACTGCTGAGTAGCAGTTGGGTTGGCAGCGCCGTCGGAGCCCCGCACGGTGTAGGTAACTTGAAGCGTTACAGAGCCCGTAGTCAAAGTCGCTGCCTTGGTGGCTGTGTAGGTCACGAGTGCGTCAGTAGCACCAACGTTATTAAACAAAGCTGTAACAGCATCAGCAGCAGATGCAGCCGTCATAGTGGCTGGAGCAGCAGGGCCTGTAATTGTGGTAGCCGCTGTAACGTCAGTAGCACCGATGCTTAGCTTGACTGTTGTAGCGCCACTAAATGTAGATGTAACGTAGTATTTGAAATACGTAACTATTGCGCCTGCTGGAAGTACAAACGCGGTGCCAGTAAGTGAGCCGTTGATCGAATTGAAGTCGAGGGTGATTGACTGAGTAACTTGAGTTGCGCCCAGATTCTGGATATTGCCAGCAGTGGTGCCAGTGGTGTTTTTAACAGTGCCGAGCAGCCAAGGGCCGAGGTGAGTTGCGAATCCCATGATAGTTTCCTTACATACAAGTGAAGTGCACCAATCGGTATGTCGTCTGCCGGGACAGTTTGATGCACCGGAAAGCCCGGAGTGACTGCAATATAGCATGTTGTTTGCGTAGGTGCAACAGGATGTTGGTGTGGTGATTCCACTGTGCGTCTGGCAGTTTTCTGGGACTTGAACCCCGCACCCGTTTTGAGCTTAGCTCAGCGTAACCAACCGGGAAATTATAGACGTAAAAAAGGCTCCCGAAGGAGCCTTTTAGTCAAGCTACAAGAGCTTAGGACGAACCGGGCGAACCGAACACGCCCAATGGGTCAGACCAGCCGAACGAATAACGCTCGCGGGACTTGTAACGGACGTTGCCGGTATCAAAGTCGCCGTCCATGCTGTTAGACAGCGGAGTACGAACGAAATGCTTCAGGCCGTTTGGCACGTCGGTGGTGAGGTACCAGCCGTTTGCGTCGGTCAAGAAGTGATTGATACAGTAGCCTTCAGGAATCGAACCGTTGTTCTTGATTGCGTTGATATCGTTGTCAGTAGTACCAACACGGAGGCTGGTTTCCAACAGACGGGTAGCAACGAATTGCAGAGCAGGAGGAACAATCATTTTCTTAGGCTTAGCGGCGATCAGCAGACCACGCTCATCAGTCCAAGCAGCGATCTGAATCACAGCGGCTTCCAGAGAAGTCTCGTTCAGGTCGGCAGCGGTAGCAGGACGGTTGCTGTTGGTACCACCGTTCACCAGAGGGTGAGCAGTAGAGAACAAAGGCACGCCATCGCCACCGACATAAGCCGAGGAGAAACCGTTGTTGATAACGGCAGCACCCTTGACTTGCTTGGTGTAGGCCATAGCACGAGCCAGACCCTTGGTGTAACGAGCAGACAGTGAGTCATACAAGTTATCTTCCACAGCTTCTTCAGTGATGGAGAAGCCCAGAGCGATGGTTTCGTGGTTGTAGCGAGTTGTCCATGCCTCTTGTGCATTGTCATACGAAATGGCAGAGCCCTCGTTTTTGACTGGTGCAGCAGAGAAGCCAGACAGCTTGGTCTCTTCTTCGAACGAACGCTCAGAAGTTTCGGTTTCGTACATTTCTTTATGTTCTTCACCGTAACGAGCATATTCCAGACCAAACAAAGCGTTCAGACCGGGGAGCAGTTCTTTAAGTAGTTGTGCGCGTGAAATTGCCATGATTTAGCTCCTTAGACGCCAGCCGCTGCGTAATACGCATGGTAGCCAAAGTTGAATTTAACTAATACTTCGGCGGCACCAACAAACACGAACTCGGTCGCAGTGCTGATAGTCGAAGTAGTAGCCTGAGACAGGACAACGGCGGTACCGGACACAGAGACCACGTAGGTGCCTGTAGGTACGCCAGAGCCAGTAACAGCCATACCAGCCGTAATGGCGGAATTGGCGGCGCTCAGAGTCATAGCCGTGCTGGTAGCAGTCGTAGCAGTCTGAGACAAGATGTTCTCAGTATCAGGCACGATGTCAACAATACGGAAAGGAGCGGTGCTTGCGGTGATAACGTTACTTGCACCAGCCGACAGACCCGCAGTGGAGTTGCCATTGGAAGTGCTCATAGCATTCTTCACGTAGAACAAGTTAGTTCCAACAAAAGGCTGACCCAGATTTACCTGAGTTGTGCTTACGTCGGTACCGTTGTTAGTCACAGTCACTGCCTTGTAGATAGTGTCAGGGTCGTCAGAAACGATAGCGACAGCATCAGTAGCAGTAGTGCCAGCGGGCCAGTATTGTGCAAACAGTTTTTGGCCTGTAGCGGGGCTGGTATAAGAGCAACCCAAGAACACGCCAATAGTGCCAGCGACATACGCAGCAGTGTTGTACACCATTGCAGTAAGAATCACAGAACCGCGATTGCCAACAGTACCGTACTGAACCACGTCACCGTAGCCAATATTGGTATTGTAACCAGCCGCGATAGGGATGTTACGAGTAGAACCCGCAAACACCTGACCACCGATCAGATTGATCGGCTTTAGCCCGTAAGGGGCCGAGACGATAGGATAAGCCATTTAAGACTCCTTAAAAATTTAAGAACCAGAACCGAAAGAAACCTTCGACTTCTTGTCCGAGAACAAGGGCATACGAGGGTCGCTATCGCGTAGAAAGTTGTTGTCCACTGACTCCATTTGAGCTTTGTTCTGATTGGCGTAATAAGCATCACGTTGTTTCAGGAACTCTTCTGGAATACGGCAAAGCAACAGTCCGCCCACCTCGACGTTCCCCTTGAAACGGCCTTCGGTAGAAGCGTGCACCAATAGCTCAGGATACTCATCTGCTTTGCAGGGTTCATAGCCTTCGCGTAACTTCGAAGAAGTGTTACTAGGGTCAGCCTGTCCCATCATGCTAATACGAACCCAACGGTGAGTCCAACCCGGACGCGGGTCAGGAGACGGCAAGGTCTCTGGGGGTCGCCAAGCAGTAGGGCGGGAGAAAGATTCACGACTGTCCAGTTCACGAACCAGACGGTTTTGGGATTTTTCTTTAGACATTTCCATAATTAACCTCTTTTCAGTAAAGCAACCTGTTTCGCGTATTGTTCTGGAGTAACCCCAAGCCGCCGAGCGATGGCAACCTCTGATTGCTTCAGCCTAATACGATTAGGCGGTGTGCTGCGGGTAGCCGGAGCCACAACCGAAGCGGGTTTTGTTGCACGGATGGGAGTGAAATCCTCGTCCGGTTTAGAAGTCTTTCGTGGAGGCTCTTCATCTTCCTCATAGCTCTGAGAGTTTTCGAAGTTCTCAGGGAAACGCTTGCGCATTGTTTTGTCAATAGTATCAAAGTATTCTTTGGTACCTATAAAGTCTACACCATATTCTCGCTGAAGTTTTCTGTCTAGTCCAGTAGCTGCAGCGGTCATTTCTTCATCTTTACCCCACCAATCAGAGTTATTTTCCAGCCATTTAGCTGTTCTAGTCTCTAATCGAGGCTTAACTTCGCGCTGTGGAGCTTCAAATTCACGCTCTACAATTGGGATTGGCCGCATGTTTTCGACCTTGTCGGCGTGCAGGGTTGCCTGTGCAATACCAGCCTGTGCCTCAGTCATAAGGTCAGGGTCACCAGCTTCATAGGCTTCCTTATATTGGCGCTTGGCCTCAATAAGTGCTCGCTCGGCGGCTGTCTTTGACTGTGCAATATAGGCTTCACTGCCAGTGGAAAGCTGTTGTTGTAGGCGTTTATTCTCCGCAAAAACCTGCTTAGCAAAGTTTTCGGCAGCTTCACGCTCACGTAGGGCTTCTTCTTTAGCACGGCGCTCATCGTGGTAACCACGGGTGAACTTCTTGATACGCGCTTGTACCTTCTCGTCATACGAGTTCAGTTCGTCGTCGGTAGGGTCTTCAGGGGGAGGAGCAGCTTTGCGGTTGCGGTCGGCGACAGGGGTGTCGTTCTCGATCTCAATCTCAAACTCTTCTTCCGTATCCACGGGTTTACCCTTAGCTTCTTCTTCCTGCTCGTCAGGAAACTTGAAGTCATCTTGTCCAAATCTAGCCATTATTTACTCCTTACGATGCACAAGCGAAATATCGCTCGGTGTGTTTACGGACGACTTCAGGAAGCACGTGTGATGCCCCTTGGGTCTTCCACAGTCGCTTCAATCGAGTCATCGTTGATGATTCGGAATTCACGGCCATGAATCTTCAGACGGGTACCAGAGTTGGGTCGGCAAATAACGAAATCGCCTTCCACGCATGATGGCCCGTTGGGGAAACGAGTGGCGTCTTTGTACGCATCAGGTCCCAGTTTCACCACAAATAGCACTGGGGTCAGTACTTCTTCGTAGTGCATAGTCTTCGCATCTTTAATGATACCGATGGCGCTATCCGCGTACTCTTCCATAGCCTCGGGGACTACGCAGAGAATGTGGAAGGTCTTCGGGTCCGGCAACTGCTTGGCTTTGTCCTCGTTCTTCTTGTTCAGAATCCCCGAGAGGTCTACCGCAGCGACATTAAATTCACTCATCTTCAAGTTTCTCCATACGTTGCACGAGGTCGTTTAGGATTGATTCTGCATGGCTTAGACCCCGGATAATCCCGCAGATGTGCCGATATTCAGAGTAGTCCCCTGCTCTACCGGCGGAAAGGAAACTCGCTTGCTCTGTACGCAATTTGTCGATTTCTCGGGCAATGAACCCAAGCAAGCGGTGGTTGTCCATTATTTAGTTTCCTTGACTTGTTTCGGCTGTTGCTGCTGCTTCTGGCGGTTGAGCATCGCGGAGTACTGTTGCTGCGCCATTTGTGCTTTCTGTTTCGCAATGTCGATACCCATGCGAGCACCGTCAGTCTCTTGTTGTTTGGCTATCCGATCACGCGCTGTTGCGCTGGTAGCGTCCACCTGCATCTGGGCAATCTCCTTCTGTGTCTCAATGCGAGACTGCTCAATGCGGAGCTGGTCGGCTTTAGCAGCGGCGTCGATCTTCTGCTTCTCTTGCTTGAGCTTGAGTTCTTCTTGCTTGAGTTGAAGTT